CCGATCGACCTCAGCGTTCCTTGGGCCAAGCGCATCGACAGAACGCACCTCGCATCGCGGCCTGTCGAGGAACATGCCCTGAGAGCGTCGAGGTTTGGCGCTGAGGGAGGTGTGGGATGTGAGACGACAAACTCAGCGTCGGAGATTGGAAGGCACTGTACGGGGCGGAAATTGGCTCTGTCGGTTTGGTGGTTTTGGGTCGCTTTCGCCGTCCTGGCCATGCCGGGGATTTTCATGTTCGGGATTGTCGAGGGTCTGACGATCTTCGTCCCGAGCGCCGTGGCGGGTTGCCTTCTCGCTGAGTTCGTGATCGTGCCGAGCCTTGACGCATGGAGATTGGCGCGGGGGCGGGCTTCTGATGGGGATGCTGAACGATGAAGAATTTTGGCAAATGGTGCGCGTTCGGCCTGATGGGAAGCGCCGCTGCTGTGTTCTGGGTCTCTGGATGGCGCATGACACAAGACGGCGAATGGCTAGATGGCACGGTGGCTTTCGCAATCGCTTTCGGGCTCTGGTCGCTGGCTTATTCCATCCGCCCTCCGCGTGAGGTGGTCGTGATCATGCGGAATTGCGGGACGGTTGACGTTCATGCGAACGGCCAAGTTTACCGCGCTTCCGGCGGCGAGGGGGTTTGATGTGGTCTGACTGGCAAGAGGCGAACGACAGGGCCTGTTCAGAAATGTTCTGGCCAGAGCCCGGGAACGACGACGATGACCCGGGCTATGACTACGAGGGCGAGGATTTGGCGGCTTGATCCTCCCCTTCGAGACATGGCGCGACATCGTGGAAACGCTCGAGGGCGTTGACCCATGGGACCAGGTGACGAGATGCGCGCCCGACTATTGGGTAGCGCTGTGGACGCAGGGAATGACGCCGCAAGCCGTTGCTGAAATGACGGTGGAGTTTTAGGCGCTAACCACATTGACCGTCGCCGAGTTAATGGTAAATTCAAGTAATCGGGGTCTATTCGAGAACCTTCTCCACCGCTCATTCGCTGCAATGGATGAGCGGTGGCAGAATTTCGCTTGGTCAGACTGGCGCTTTTTTCTGTACCGCAGCCCCAATTTTTGCGACAATGCGGGCATGACGACAGCCCCGAAAATTCACGAAACTGTTGCTCAAATGGCGAGGCCGAAAGCGGCCAGGCGCCCTATCGTTCCGCGCCTCGAAACGGCGCTGACAGCCACGCCGGAACGAGTGGCAAAGCCGGATTATTACGACGCAAACGGCACCCGAAAAAAATGCCGTGTCTTGGAGATGCTTCGCAAGGCCGATCAGCTTAGTGCCGAAAGTGAAACGGTCGCAGAACAATGGATCGCCGATTACCAATATGCGAATTTCGGATATGGCGATTTCATGCGAGGCCCGCTCCCCGATGACTACATCAAGGGCGACCAAATCACGTTCGGCCTGACGCGGGCTCATGGCGCTCATCGCATCTCAATCATGCGCGACAACCTAGGGGGTGATACGCACCAGTTCATGGTTCGGCTGCTCATCTCGGAACACTCGTTCAGCGCCATGGCTCGTGACATGCTGCCAGACGCACGCGGAACGGAGGGCGGGAAGGCCATCAGAGAGCGCGCCGTGATGCTGCTCGCAACGCTCCCGGCCCTCTACCGTGCAGCGTGCAAAGAACAGAAAAGGCTCGCAGAAGAGGCGCGCAAATAACTCTGTACTTTGTCCAAACTCCACGATACACTTTGCCAGAATTCCACAAATGCGCGGTTCGTTATGCTTCCTCAGTCACATCGATTGGAGAAAGGCGACGTGCTGCGCGTAAATGACGCCCGCTTTATTGTGGTCGCTGCCAAAGGAAACGAGGCGGCAGGGTGCGCCATCATTGCAGATCCTGAGAACCGGCATCGGTCGGACATGCGGATGCACTGGGCTCAAGCGTTCAGGCTCGGCATTCGCGGTGACTGCGTTGTTCGGTGCGCGCCCCAGATTATCAAGGCCGCAGATCAGCAAGAGCGCGTCGGAAAAGTGGCGCCCGTTGTGGCGGATAAAGTGGCCTCGTTCGTGGCCAAAGAAATGCAGATACAGGCGAGAGAAGACGCATGGCGAAGCGAGCTGGTAAGGTAGCTGAAGCTGAAGCCGAGGCTCCCGTCCCCCGAGGAAGGCCGAGCGGGTATTGCGCCGAACTCGCCCGCGATATCTGTCTTTTACTCGCTGAGGGACAATCCCTCCGCCGCATATGCGCCGAAGAACGCTTCCCGGCGGAGTCCACCGTTCGTGGTTGGGTTGTCGATGACCGGGAAGGCTTTTCCGCGCAATACGCACGCGCAAAAGAGATGGGCCTGCACTCCATGGCGGAAGAAACCATCGAGATAGCAGACGATGGAACCAACGACACCTACAAGAAAGAGGATGGGTCGGAGGCTGTTAATTCAGACGTGGTGCAGCGCTCGCGACTGCGAGTGGACGCCCGGAAGTGGTTCCTGTCGAAAATGATGCCCAAGGTGTACGGTGACAAGGTGACACAAGAAATGACGGGAGTGGATGGAGCGCCGTTGCAGATGCCGACGCTGGTAATTGCGCCCTTCCAAGCGAAAGATGAGCCAGACGAGAATTGAGATACCGCCTGCGTTTGGCGACTTCGGGCGCGGGTATCGATACCGGGTCTGGTATGGCGGGCGCGGGTCGTCCAAATCATGGACAGTCGCTCGCGTTCTCGTGGCTCTTGCTGCAACGCGCCCGATCCGGGTGTTGTGCGTTCGTGAGTTCCAGAACTCAATCAACGATTCAGTCAAACGGCTTCTGGCCGATCAGATCGAAGCTCTCGGTCTAACGCCTTGGTTCAAGGTTCAGGAAACAAGCATCTCGTCCAAGGCAGGAGCGGAATTTCTGTTCAAGGGCCTTGCCCGCAATATTCAGGGCATCAAGTCCACAGAAGGCGTTGATATTTGCTGGGTCGAAGAAGGCCAGACTGTTAGTCAGTCGTCGCTCGATATTCTGATCCCGACGATCAGAAAGGCAGGTTCCGAACTCTGGTTCACCTACAATCCAGAGCACGACGACGACCCCATGCACCGGCTTATGCTGATGCTACAGGAGGAAGACGGCGCGCTGGTCCGCAAGGTGGGGTGGCAGGACAATCCATGGTTCCCGCCCGAACTAAATGCTGAACGGCAACTTCTGCTTCGGCATGACCCGGAAGCCTACGAGCACGTCTGGGAAGGCGAGTGCAGGACGATCAGCGAGGCGGTAGTATTCCGTCACCGCGTTTCGTTCGAGGAATTCGAGACCCCCGATAACGCCCGCTTTTATTTCGGGGCTGACTGGGGCTTTTCCCAAGATCCGACAGCGCTTATCCGGGCGTTCATCGATGATGACGTGCTCTATATCGATCAAGAGGCGTTCGGCCTCGGTGTCGAGATGGATGAGCTACCTGCCTCTTTGATCGCGTGCCAGGCTCGCGTGATTGGCCGATCCTCGCAGACTGTGCGAGGCCCGAGACGATTAGCTACATGGCAAACCGGCATCGCTTCCGCATCATGCCAGCCGACAAGTGGAAAGGCAGTGTCGAAGACGGAGTAGAGCGCATCAAGGCGTTCCGCAAGATCGTGGTGCACCCACGGTGCGAGAGGATCGCCAAGGAGTTCCGTATGTATTCCTACAAGGTCGATCCTCGTGACGCTCGCCTTATCCTTCCCAAGCTTGAAGACAAGTGGAACCACGGCATCGACGCGCTGCGGTACGCCCTGTCGCCACTGATCCAGAACCGCAGAACGATGCCTAGCTTCGCATCATTTAGCCCAAACCGCAGGTAAACTCATGAAAAGTTGGTTCTCTCGCAAGCCCGCAGAACCAGCGGCGCGAGTAGAGCCGCGTCCTGCCGAGAAGAAAGAGCCGCGTGTTTCGTTCGCCGGGTTCGCCGCAGATGAGCAGAATGCCCATTTCCAGAGAGCGGAGGAAGCTGCCAGAGCGTTTCAGCCTTACGCCGCTCCCGCAGGGGTCCGAGGCGAGGTGATCGCCACAGATAGCGCCATGTCGCTCCCCGCAGGCTTCGGTGCGTGGGCTGGCGAGAATATCGGCATCCTTGAGGGCTACATTGCGGACGGCCTGAGCTTCCAAGCTACCCGCATCTCGCTCAGATGATGCAGCGCGCCGAGTTCCGTAAGCCGGTCGATGTGATCGCCAAGGAATGCACCCGCGAGTGGATCCGGTTCCGCAGCAAGAAGCAGACGGGCGGCAACGGAGACGACAAGGACGCAGCCAGGCGCATCTCGGAGATCGAGACCGCGTTCAAGGCGTTCAACGTCCGTGACATCATCGGCGAACAGATCCGGCACGGTCTCGGCTATGGCATTGGCCACGTCTGGGCTGATGTCGGTGGATTGGGGTTCGAAGCGACCAGTCAGGCCACACCTCTTCGCGCCAATGAGAACGGCATGAAGAAAGGCTCTCTGGCCAGGTTCAAGAACATCGAGCCGATCTGGACGACGCCTGCGGACTACAACTCCGACACGCCGCTGAGAGAGAACTATTACGAGCCGTCAGTGTGGTGGGTGCAGGGCTCTCGCGTTCATGCCTCACGCATGAAGCAGATGGTGCCCTTCCCCGTCTCACAAATGCTCATGCCCGCCTTCAATTTCGGCGGCCTGTCCCTGACGCAGCAGCTCAAGACCTACGTCCATAACTTCCTTCGCCTTCGCAACAGCGTCTCGAGCATCGCGGCCAACTTCTCGAAGTTGGTCCTGCTCACCAAAATGGCCGGCAGAATGCAGGGCTCGCAGTCAGGTGCGTTTGGTTCAATCGATGCGGATGAAGTTACGGGACGTGCGGCGTTCCTCCAGTCGGTATCTGACGGACAAGGCACAATCGTTGCGGACAAAGAGAGCGAAGACGCCAAAATCCTCGCCACGCCCCTCGGCGGCCTGAACGAGCTTCTGGCTCAGGCCATGGAAGCGATGGCGTCGATCCCCGGCATCCCGCTCGTGAAGCTCTTCGGCATCCAGCCGACCGGGCTCAACGCTTGTCTTGTAGGAGATACGCTAGTCGAGACCAATCGCGGCGCGGTGCCAATTAAAGAAGTGACTGTCAAGGATTTGGTGCTAACGCGCAACGGATTTGCGCCCTTAACGTTTGCTGGCGCGACAAAATATGCTGTAGAGTTATATGAGATTTCAACAGCAGAAAAGTCCATAAAATGCACGGGGAACCACCCAATTTGGATGCCGGAACTAGAAAAATTTGTTCCTGCGGAGAATGTGCAGGTTGGCCAGCGCCTATTGTTGATTGGAGAAAATCCAGACGCCCCAAAAATGCACCGTCCATCGCATGGCGGGGGCAGTGGTGGTGGCGCAGAAAGGACGGCTACTACGCGGCATGGTCGCGAGAAACAAAGCGGCCTGTTTTGCTTCATCGCGCGATTTGGGAGGCGCATTGTAGGCCGTTGCAAAAAGGCGAGCACCTACATCACAAGGACGGCAACAAGGCCAATAATCAGATTTCCAATCTGGAGCCTATGCTTGCTAGCGATCATGCTGCTCATCACAACATTGAACTCGGATGGAAAGAGCGCATTCCTGCGAACCCCAAGGGCAGGATTTGCGCCGAATGCAAGAAACCGTTCGAAGTCGAAAAACTGCCGAGCCGGAAGAAATTCTGTTCTCAGGCATGTATTTTGTCCGACAGGCGAAAAAGTCGCCCATCAGCAGCGAAGCCGATGCCTCAGTGCGAGTGTGCTCAGTGCGGTGCATCGTTTATCGCTGCTCGTCGTGACGCAAAGTATTGCGGTAGAAAATGTAGCACTGCTAGCCAAGACCGCTCGGAATATAGCCGAGCGTATTATCTGGCTCACCCGGAAAAATGGGCCAGAACCCCAGAGCAAAACAAGCGAAGAAACGAGCGTCGTCGCAAGCATAAGGAAGATAGCGGCGAGCGAATGGGTTTATGATCTATCGGTAAAAGAAGGGTATCTCCCTGAGTTTTATGCAAATGGTATACTGACGCATAATTCGTCCGATGGGGAAATTCGAGTTTTCTACGACGAGATTGCCGCATGGCAGCAGGACCAGATCGAACCCACACTCCGTTGGATGTTCCACCTGATCCAGATCCACCTGTGGGGCAAGATCGACCCCGACCTTGATTACGAGTTCATCCACCTCTGGCAGATGGACGAGAAGCAGGCAGCCGAGGTCGAGAAGCTTAAGGCCGACACAGACGCGGTGAACATCGTCTCCGGCAAGGTATCGCCAGACGAGGCCCGCGAGCGCGAAGCGACAGACGGCATGAGCATCTATCGCAACGTGAACCTTTCTGGCCCCGCGCCGGAACGCCCTGACGATCTCGATGACGGCAGCATGACCGGGCTTTTGAGTAAGGCGGAGGGTGACGAGTGACCAAACTCCGGTGCCAAAGCGTGAGGGGCATAGCACTCGCCCCGCAACGCCCAAGCGCCGGGGTCGAGGCCGCTTACAGTAAAGCCCTTACCAATCTGGTCGAGGAAATGGCAGCAAGCGTCGAATATTGGGTACGGGCGAACTATCGCAAGATAGAGCGCAAGTGGCTCAGGACGCCTCGCCCGCCTCGGTGCTTCAGGGCATCATGAACAAGCTCACAGCTCGGTGGCGAACGCGGTTCAACGAGGTCGCCGACGAACTGGCTCGGCGCTTCGTCAAGCAGGCTCAGGGGCACGCAGACCGTCAACTGAACTTCGATCTCCAGCGCAACGGCTTTGCGATCAAGTTCAGGCCAACGGCGGGAATGCGACAGGCTGCGGCTCTATCGGCTGCGGAGAACGTCACGCTCATCAAGTCGATCCCGGAACAGTATCTCTCGCAAGTCGAGGGCGCTGTGATGCGGTCCGCTCTAAGGGGCGGAGACCTAGGATCCCTCACCGAAGAGCTGAAGGACCGATACGGCGTCACACATCGGCGCGCTGCTTTCATTGCGCGGTCCCAGAACGCCGCAGTTGGCGGGGCCATGAGCCGCGCTCGTGCTGTGGAACTTGGCGGATCAAAGGGCACTTGGATTCATTCAGGCGGCGGGAAAGAGCCGCGAGAGAGTCACGTCAAGGCCGGTAAAGAACGCCTAGTGTTTGATCTGGTCAAGGGTGCGTACATCGACGGAGAGTGGATTTGGCCGGGATCAAGGCCGAATTGCAGATGCACGTTCAGGCTCATAATACCAGGACTAAACGATGACTGACTCAATGCTTGCCCTCAATCCCGTGGGTTAAATGGTCAGTGTGACTAGTTTCTGCGGTGGGCCATCGGGACGGAAACCAATTACTTTTGGGTAATTGGGTAAAGGAAAGACCTGCATTTCGAAAATGGAGACGCGGGTTTTATATTGGGGTCCTTCATAGAAGGGATCACGTCGTTCCCATAGTATTTGTAGTTATTGTCCCAGCCCGAAATCTGTTCCTCACGATTGATCTTTGCCGGGTCCATTTCTGAATCTTTCACTACTTTCATGGCTCCCCCTATGACCGAAACAATGCTTGCCCTCGATGCGTCGGTTCGACGGGTCGATGATGACGGCCATCTACACATCGAGCGGTGCATTCTCAGCGCTGCGGTAGTTTCGCCCTATTACGGCGCGGAAATCAAGGACGCTGAACGCCTCGGGCTCAAGCCTGATCAGGTTTATCAGGTCTATCGCGATGCCGATGCCCTGCGGGATGCCGCAGCGAGCATGAACGGCAAGCCGATCATCGAAATCCACCAGCCGGTCAGCGCAGACGATCACCCGCGAGAGATCACGGTGGGCGCAGTCAGCAACGTCTCGTTCGACGCGCCCGATCTGGTCGGCGAACTGGCGATCTGGGACGGCGACGCAATCGCACGGATTCAGGACGGCACGAAGCGCAGCGTCTCCGCCGGATACGCCTACGACATCGTTCCTGAGAGCGGGTCCATCGATGGGCGCGCCTACACGCTCAAGATGGTGAATATCCGCTTCAACCATCTCGCATTGGTCGAGAAACCCCGCGTTGATACCGCCATCATTGGCGACAGCGCACCCCCAAAACTGGAGAGAAAGAGCATGGCTGTAAACAAGCCAAAGTCACCGGCGGCACGGCTTGCAGCCGCGCTGAATAGCGGTCGCGTTGCCATGGATGCCTCGGAAGAGGAGATCAAGAAGTGCATGGATGAGGACGACGACGAGATCGTTGAAGACGACGACGGCGACGAAGACGACAAGAAAGCCGCTGACGCCGACAAGGATAACGACAAGGCCGAAGACGAGGACGACGAAAAGAAGGCTGAGGACGAGGAAGAGGATGACCGCAAGGCCGCAGATGCTGCCCCTCGCATGATCCCCCTCGCCGAAGCCCGTCGCATGGCGCAGGACGAGGCCCGTCGCGCCGTTGCCCAGCAGGAGCGCAAGTCTGCAGCCCTCCGCGTTGCTCTCGACGCCGTTCGTGGTCGCGTTGGCGAAGTCCATGGCCTCGACAGCGCAGCCAGCGTCTACCGCTACGCACTGGCTCAGGAAGGCGTCGCATTTGATGGCGTGTCCGATGCCAAGAGCCTGGCCGCGATCTGGAATGCTGCTACGCAGCGTCGTTCAGCGCCCCAGCCGATGGCAGCCGATAGCGCCGTTGCTTCTGATTCACCCCTTGCGGGCAAGTCCGCCCGCATCCGCGCTTAAGGAGCCTGACCCATGGGTTTCCCCAACAAGATCAACTACAACTGGTCGGTCGGCTTCCCTGGTGGGATTGCATCGGCCAATCCGCGTCGCTCGGCCATTCCTGGGCCGCTGGGTTATCGCGCTGGATCGTCAGGCGTGACCGTTGGAGCCTTTGGCTGGGTGCAGGCCGACGGCGTGACCGTTCTGAATAAACCTGTCGGCTCTGAAGCCCCCACTGGCTTCGTTCTGCGCGACCAGCAGGGCCTCATCACGGGTTATCTGGCCGAAAGCACAATGCTCCTGCCAAGCGGGTTCAATGTTCAGCTCATGTCGGGTGGCGACTACTTCGCCGTTGCCTCGACAGCGGCCACCGCAGGTCAGGCTGTCTATGCCTCGACCACTGACGGCAGCCTTCAGACCGGCGCGGCTGGCACGGCCCCGAGCGGCACTGTCGCCACGGGCTTCGTCGTCACGCAGGGCGGCGCTGCTGGCGCAACCATCATCATTTCCGGCGCCGTAGCGCCGATCTCCGGGAGCAACGAATAATGGCATCGTTTCGCGCTGAAGCCCCTCGCCTTGCGATGGATTGGGGCATCAACCTTCGCGGCGTTACGCACTACACCGACGAGAAGGCCGGGGCGTTTGATGCCGCTCCCGTCTTCGGTGCCGTGACCGCACCGAACAGCGGTATCCCGGCGATCCTGAACACGACCGTCGATCCGCAGCTCATCCGTCAGCTCATCACGCCGACTAAATCAGAAGAGATTTACGGCTCGGAGAAGAAGGGCGACCGGACCAACAAGACCGTCATGTTCCCTGTCATCGAGTCATCGGGCTACGCCGTGGCCTATGGTGACTACGAGCAGGGCGGCGACAGCAGCGCAAACGCCAACTGGGTGTCGCGTCAGTCCTTCCATTTCCAGACCTGGGCCAAGTATGGCGATCTTGAGTCGGAGATGATGGGCACGGCTAGCATCCCGTGGGTGGCTGAGCAGCGCACGGCTGGCGTGTCGGTTCTCGCCAAGCAGCAGAACCTCGTCAACCTGTTCGGCGTCTCGGGCCTTGAAACCTACGGAGCGCTGAACGATCCGGCGCTTCCCGCCGCCATCACCGCATCGGTCAAGAGTGGCACGGCCACGTCATGGCTGAGCACTAGCGATCCAAACGCCGTCTTTCCTGACTTCGTGACCCTTTATGCTGCGCTCAACAAGGCATTGATGGGCAACCTCGACAATCAGGCGCGCATTAAGACTGTTGCGCCGTCCGAACTGTCGCCAGTTATGGCCTACACCAATAGCTTCGGCATCACCCTTGAGGACATGCTGAAGAAGGCATTTCCGAATATGGAGATCGTGTTTCTTCCGGAAGCAGGCGTCACCATGTCAGGCGGATACACCAGCGCCAATGTCATGCAGATGTTTGCGCCAGAGATCGACGGGGTTGAGACGGTTTCGACCGCCTTCACGGAAAAGCTGACGATGCACCGCATCGAGCAGTATTCGACCAACGCGCGTCAGAAGATGAGCCGTGGCGGCTGGGGCACGATCTGGAAGCGACCCATGGCTGTAGCGCAGATGGTGGGGATTTGATCATGGCTGATACCGTAACCGTCCTCTGCCGCCTCCCCCATGGTCTGGAACTCCGCATTGCCCCCGAGGGCGATGTGGAGCGCCGCGCCCAACTCAGCGCTGCTGGCAAGCCCGACCGGAGCCCGGTCGGCTACATCAAGAGCGTGACTGTCAACGGCGCCAACCGCGCGCCCGACTATCACCCGAAGGACAACGTCCTGCTCGGCCGCGTCGGACGCACTCAGGTTGAGAAGGGCTTTTGGGATTTATGGCTCGCCCAACACAAGGACAGCGACCTTGTGAAGAACCATTGCGTCTTTGCGGAAGTCACCGAGCGCGCCGCCGAAGCAAAGGCACGCGAGTTCGCAACCGAAAAGATGGGTTCGAGGGCGTCAATCCTGAAGACCTGAAACGCAAGGGTATGGAAGCGGAGACGACAACCCGATGACCGACACGCCGCAGCCGGGCGTTGTCACGTTCGATTATGCGGCGTGGTCATCGTCCTACCCAGAACTTGCCCCCACAGTCGGGCCGGATGCCGCTCAGGCCCGGTTCGACATGGCGACCGCGTATCTGGACAATACCGCATACAGTGCAGAGCCGGACGTTACCAAGCGCGCTCGGCTTCTGTATCTGCTCACGGCTCACATTGCCGTTCTTCTCATGCCGCAATCGAGCGGCGGGCGTGGAGCTGACAGTGTCGGGCGCGTGACGGCGGCTACTCGTGGCAGCGTCACCGTGTCTCTCGACGCGGGTGCGACGTCGGGTAGTCAGTCCTGGTTCGCTCAGACGCAGTACGGCCTCATGTTCTGGCAAGCCACGATCTATCTGCGTCAAATGCGGATCATCCCCGGTCGATCAGCCCGCGCAAGGATCTGCCCTAATGGCAAAGACAGCGTTCAAAGGCGGCGACAAGCTGCAAAAGGCGCTCAACGATCTTGCCAGAAAGGTCAATCGCGGCGGGTCGGTTGAGGTCGGCATCTTCGAGGACGCGACTTATCCTGACGGCACCTCTGTTGCTCAGGTCGCGCAATGGAACGAGTTCGGCACCAAATCAACGCCCCCTCGCCCATTCATGCGGCAGACGATCAACGACAAGCAAGGATCGTGGGGAAATGCCCTCGGCAAAGCTCTGCACGCCACTGATTATGACGCAGGCAAGGCGCTCGGCATTGTTGGCGAGTATATAGCGGGACAGATCAGAGAGACCATTGCGAATGGGTCTTTCGCTCCGAACTCCGATCTCACGAACTTGCTCAAGGATCGCTATCCAACGGGCGATTACGGGAGCTCTGAGTTCCTGAAAGCTGTCTCCGATCTGAAGTCAGGCGAGCGCGGGCCAGATGGCAAGCCTCTGGTCTGGTCCGGCCAGCTACTCAACTCCATTCGTTCGGAGGTGTCCGATGATTGACGTGTTCGGCATGGCGTCCGGCGTTGTCGGTATCGTCAATCCAGCAACGATAATCACAGTCGTCTGTTTCGATAGCGATTACGACAACCCAGACGGCAGCACTTCCAAGCAGAGTTTCACTCTCGAAGTGTCGGCAGACATTCAGGCTGTCTCATCGGGCGACCTCGAGCACGTCGCCAACCTCACCCAGCAATCAGAAATGAGAGCCGTCTACGTCCAAGGCGGCCTCAAAGGCTTGTCCCGCCCCCTTCGTGTCGGCGGCGACATCCTGCGCTTTTACGGTAGCGACTGGCGCATCACGCAGCCCGTCGAAGAATGGGGTTATGGCGAATGGTCCAAGGTAATCGTGACGCGCCAGAAGCAGGGGGGCCGTTCTCCCACGTAACGTCCAGTCCATCAGACGTGGAGATCAACACGTCTCTGCGCTCCTGGCTTCTGACGGTCGTGCCTGATGGGTATCGGGTCATTCAGGGCCAGCAGAACGGCACCGCCGCTCCATCCGGCCCGTTCATTATCTTTACCCCGCTCTTTCGCCGCCGTATCGCAACGAACGCCTCGAGCTACACCAGCACGACGCGAGATGTGGTCGAGCCGATGGAGCTTACCTTCCAGATCTCAGCATTCGGCGACACGTCGGGGGAAGCTGTTCAACGCATCTCAGCCCTGTGGCGCGACATGTATGCAGCAGACTGGCTGAGCAACTACACGAGCGGCGTGATATCGCCCCTCACCGCCTCAGAGCCGCGTCAGACCGGCTTCATCAACAGCGACAAGCAATACGAGAACAACTGGACGATCGATCTGAGATTGCAGGTCAATTTCACCGTCTCAGCCCCCCAGCAGTTCGCACAGTCCATCACCGTCGATCTTCAAGAGGTCGATGCGTCCTTCCCTGACAACAAGGAGTAATCGCCAGTGGCGACCGGAACCCCTATTTCACTTGTCGTGTCCGTTGTTCCGGGTGTCATCCCCGCGAATGGCACGCTCAATTTCCTCAATGGCCTTGTGCTCACGAGCAACGTGACGGCGGTACCGGAGGGCACGATCAAGGCGTTCTCTACGCTGTCAGACGTTGGGCTTGCGTTCGGGGTCGCTTCGAACGAGTACAAGATCGCCGCACCCTATTTCGTCGGCTATGACAACGCCTTTCAGACCCCATCTACGCTCTATTTTGCGGGCTATACCGAGGGCACGGACGTACCAGCGACGTTCATGGACAAGATGGCGGAAGCGTCCCTCCAGTGGACCGGCTTCACCACCGCATTCGAGCCAGCGCTGACGGAGAAGCAGGCGTTCGCGACCTGGACCGGCGCACAGAATGCCCGCTACTGGTATGTTCCTTGGGACACCGATGCGACGGCAATCACTCAGGATGCCACCGGTTCGTTCGGTGCATGGCTCAAGACGCAGGATCCTACCGGGACCAGTGTGTTTTACATTGATCCCGCAGCTTCAGGCATGGCGCTCGGCTGGATGGCGGCGCTCAACTTCTCGCAGGTGAATGGCCGGCAGAACCTTACCTTCGTTTCGAATGGTCAGGTCACTCCGGTAGCTTATACGGCGTCACAGGCGAACGCGCTTATTTCCAACGGATACAACTGGTATGGCGCGTTCTCTTCCCCGGCTGGTGATCTGAACTGGGTCTATAACGGCACCGTGTCCGGCCCCTTCCTCTGGGCTGATAGCTACATCAATCAGATCTGGATCAACGCCATCCTCCAGTTCGCCGACGCCACGACGTTGAGCAGCTTCGGCAACATCCCGTTCAACACGCAGGGTGATGCAATCATCGCGGCGGGTCGTCAGTCGGTGATTTCGCAGGCCGTTTCGTATGGCGCGATCCAGACCGGTGTTGCGATCAGCGACAGTCAGAAGCTCCAGATCAACCGCTTCTTTGGCGTCACGGGCGCGGCGGATGCGATTATGAACCAGGGCTATTACGACCAGCCAGGCGCCTCTACGGCCTCTTCTGCGAACCGAGCCGCCCGCACAATCCCGGCGTCCAAGTTCGCCTACGCAGACGGCCAGTCCGTCCAAATGATCAACCTTCTGTCGCGTGAGGTCATCTAATGTCGAAGTCAATTACCTCGGCGAATGCCATTTGGACGATGACTATCGAGACCATCGCTCCGGTGCCGTTCCAGCTTGAAAACTGGTCAGTGGACGGCGCTTGGGAGGGTGAATCTCTTGAGCAGGTCATCACGCGCATGTCAATGGATGGCAAACTCAACGCAGGCTTCGTGTGGCGCGCGCCAACGACGACGCTGACGTTCCAGCCTGGGTCGGCATCGATCCCGGTGTTCCAGTCCCTTCAGCTCGGGCAGTCGTCAGGAACAACCGTTTATCGCCTGGGCGGAACGCTATTCCTCCCCGGAGTGCAGAAGCGTTTCACGTTTGAGCAAGGCGTGATGACCACAGCCTCGTTCATGCCGAACGGAGGAGAGACGCTTGCAGAGCAGGCGTTTACCTTCCAGTGGGAGCGGGTCTATCCCGTAGCGATCTGATGAGCGAAAAAGAAGTAACACTCGTTCTCAACGATGGGGGCGTCGATAAGACGTTCCTCATCAAGCGGATGGACGCGTTCTCTGCGGACAAGTGGGCGCGGCATCTGATCAAGGCCCTTACGCGGGCGGGTATGGCCCTCCCCGAAGACGCCGTTCAGCTCGGCATGACCGGTCTGAGTGCCGGATCGGCTCAGTCTCTGTTTGGCCAACTCGATGACGATGCCGCTGACCAAGCGATTGCGTCTCTGCGAGGAACGATCAAGAGGGTGCTCGACCCCAGCAACCCGCTCCTGACGCGCGCGATGAACGCAACTGACATCGAAGATCCGGCAACGCTATCGAAACTTGATGTAGAGGCGTTCCGTGTGCATGTGGGTTTTTTCAAGGCCGCAGCGTTCTTTCTATTCCCGCTGCTGGAAATGCTAACCCCTCAGGCGGCCCAAAGCGAAAGCCCCTCTCCTGCGTGAACGTCTCCCGCCCGATTGCCTATGTGATCGGGTCGGGACTGGCCACGCTACATGAGCTGAAAACGGTCTATGACACAGAAGACCTGCTCGACCTGATCGAGATCGCGCGAGTGAGGGATTACAATGGGGGCTAGTTCAGATACTTCAGCACCATGAACGTCGGGGCCACGGTCTGGGCGCCCATGACAGAGGTATAAGTTGTCGGTCGCACGCCTTTAAGCAACGCTATTGAGTTCAACTTCAGCGGACCATCCGGGTCGATTACGATGCTGGCCGGAGACTGGCCGGATAGCTGCATCCCGTCGGTTATAAGAACGGTGTGCTCATTGAGCCACTGAATGCCGCCCATAACCGATCTGACGGCCGCCTCAATGCAAATCCCGTTCGTGGAGTAAGGGTTCTCGTTCGTCACGACCATGTTCACGGTGACGACCTTGCCGTTGCACGCGGAGAGGTTGTCTGCGCCGTAGCGGTCAACGAGCGCTTGCTTTTCACGTGCCTTTTCTGCGGCTTCGGCGTCTCTTTGACGCTTTTGAGCGGCTTCGTTATTGCGGATTGCTTCCCGCTTCATGCTGGCACGGGCGGCAGTGAGATCGCTCCCCGGAGTGCCATTGTGGACGAGCCGCGCCAATGCGCTCACTTCTTCGTAATTCAAGAAGCTTGCGCCGGTGTTCCCCAGCACTACGCTCACGTCTTGGGGAGTAAACGCATTCCTCGAACCCGCCGCGTAAGTGATGAGAAGGCCTGGCAATGATCCGGCCGTTGATCCAGTCGGAGAATAGAGGTGGTACCAAGGCGCGACCTCGTCCGGGCCGGTCAGACCTTCCTTGTAGGCAATGACCGCATCGTCAGCCGTGAATCCCATACCCTGCCACTTGGCGATATCCGAATATGGAATGTGGGCATCTTGCCACGGCTGCAATTCGGGATGGAGTGAATAACCGCCTGCAAAGAGAGAACTCGGATCATTCGGGTCGGAAAACGCGCAGGAAGATAAGGCGAAGAGCCCGATCACCATCAGGTGTTTTGCAGCGTGCGGGCGTCGAGCTATCGATCTATAGGCGGTCATGTTTTTCTCCGCAGGGATGGAAAACGACATTCACTTATCCTCAATTTCGAATTCTACGAACACCTCACCATTATGGACTGTGAACTTATAAGATGCCCCAGTCTTGCTTCCTGTGTTCAGGGAAACCATCGCATGACAGATTCTTTGATCGTAATCGTCTTTAAGTGTACGGATATCATCCCAGCCGATAATGTTGATGCCTGCGACCTTTCCTAGAGGGGCGTTAGCAATGGCGGCGATTACCTCCCGCTTGGCCGCGTCGGAATCACAACGAGGGAAGTCAGTGCCGCCTGATTGGCTGCTGAATTGTGTGCTTTGATAACCAAACGCGGCGGCCAAAATAACAAAGGACACCCACCCCAGGGTCTCGCGCAGGCGTGGCAAGAAACCACTTTTAGAAATGGGATTGCCGCAAGATGGGCACGATTTTGCGTGTGACGACGTGGGCTTTCCGCATGCAGGGCATGTGATCAAGCGTGGAGAGTCATCAGAAGTTGAATAAGACCCTCGCGACTTTGGTAGCAAGGCGATGAGGAGGAAAGCCGCTGGGAAAATCGCTACGACTATCCCCCAGGCCGTTTCGCTTCTGTCTTTGCGAATGGCGCATTGATAGGCACCGATTACGACAAGAAGATAAAGAATAAAGCGATAGCGCCCCAAAACCAAGTTGATTCGAACATTTGCGCCCCGACCGGAGAGATAAGAAACATCTTAGATGTAGGATCTTATACCGACAGCAAACGCATAAATCTCCCTATAGTATAGCACCTGGAGGAATTTGACCCGTCGCTTTTACTCAAACGATCATCCCGTTCTAGGATCTGCACCCACCATTCGGGGGGTGCAGATGCCCGGAAGCGAATTCCTTAATCATCTTGCCGGGTTAAAGCCTTCATGATCAAGCGCCTGACAGCCTCGGGGCGGGTAGGTAGATCAGCTTCACGTCTGCGCCATTCATCTAGCGTGACCAATAAACTGCGCTCAATGCGAACATTTACAGCCTCGCTGTCCTGAGTGGGGCGGCCTCGCTTTGGTTTTTAGCGCTTTCGTTTGACATGAAGATTTTATAGCGCTAAAATGCGAGAGGCAAGCAGTCTGGAACACTGCGAGCCTCTCTAACCGCAACAAGGGAGAAAGCCCCATGTCGGCAGCTAAGAAGCTGAATACCACAAACGCGTCATCTCTCACCATCCTTGCCACTGCCATCCGTCAGGATGCTGAAGGACGCTACTGCCTGAACGACTGCCACAAGGCGTCGGGTGGCATGAAGAAAGATGGACCTTCGTATTGGCTTGCGACCGATCAAGCTACGGCTATTGCTGCCAAGCTGACCGATACCGAGAATCCGGTATCGCCCGTTTCTTCAATCAAGGGTGGCGCTAACCAAGGGACCTACGTCGCTAAAGAACTTGTCTATGCCTACGCCATGTGGATCAGCGCTGACTTCAGCCTGACGGTTATCCGAGCGTTCGACGCGATGGTGCAGGGAGTTTTACGAGAAGATCGTAAAATCAAACGCCCACGCAAGCCAGCCTTCGACACCACTTACACTCGCCTTCTCAAGATCGCCCGCACCCTGCCCGGCTTTGACGAGAACCAGCAATGCCTTCACGCAGCGCGCGGCACGTTCAACATGACGGGCGTCAACCCGCTTGAGATCATGGGCGTGACGGCCTTGGCCGCTCCGGACAATGACTCATACCTGACGGCGACCGAGATCGGGCAACAGATCGGACTGAGCGCCGTTGCAGTGAACAAGCTGCTCATCTCTGAGGGATATCAGGTAAAGGTTGAGGCAGCGTCCTCGGGGTCCGACTATCAAGCGACAGAAAAGGGCGCACCGTTCGGGCGCATGTTTGACGCAGCGAGAAAGGGGGGAAAAGGGTCACAAGCCCAGCTCAAATGGTGCAACCGGATCGTGAAGCATTTGCGCCCTTTCTCCCGCCCGAAGGAGAAGGCGTCATGAGCGAGACTGAGGAAGAGAAGGAGTTGCTGGCTCGCATGAAACTGTTGCTACACTGGTCGAAGAAACGCGCAAAAGTGCACGCACTCAGAAAGCGCTCTGCTCTCGCGTAATCCTTGTACCGCTTGTCCAAAAACCCTAATGTGATCTGGTCTGATGCCAGACTGATGCCCCCACGGTTCGCCCTGGGGGCTTTATTCGTTTCGGAGCCCCTCCATGTCACTCATCGACAGTCTGGTCATTCAACTGAAGCTGGACGCGAAGGGCTTTTCACCCGAAGCGAATAAGACCGTTCAGCAACTCAAGGACGTTGAAAAGCAGGCCAACAGCACAGGCAACGGCATTGAGAAGAGTGGCGGCAAGGGTGCGGCTGCGCTATCGAGCGTTCGACGCGAGGCGCTGGCCATGTTCGCGGTCTTCACGGCTGGCAAGGGCCTGAAGCAGTTCGTTGGCGACACGACAAAAGCCAACGCTCAGTTGGACTATATGTCCAAACGCCTGAACATGGACCCGGCCACTCTCACCCGCATGGAAACGGCGGCGAAGGCGGCAGGCGGGTCTTTCGGCGAGATGTCGCAGGCGTTCAGCAACCTCCAGCAGCGGATGACCAACCCTGAGGAAGCCGCCAAGATCGCCCTCACCTTCTCCCGGCTCCAAGTTCCTGATTTCACAGATGAAGCCGGTAACATTAAATCAGACATCGTTGAGCGTCTGAACAAGTCGATCCATGACAACAAGATCGATCCTCGGATTGCCACAAGCTGGCTGAAGGACCTCGGCTTTGGTGATGGGGCGATCAACGAAGCCCTGATGGACCCAAAGAAATTCGCGGACCTCCAAAAGCAGATTAAGGGGATGGCCGCCCCGACAAAGGAAATGACCGAGGCAGCGCGTCACCTTAATCAAGAGTGGGTGATCTTCTCCGAGCAGTCCCAGCAACTCGCGAGCATGTTCACGTCTAAGCTTGACCCCGCGCTTGATGGCTTCCTTCAAAAGCTGATTGGGCTTGAGAAAGAATACCCGAACACAACCGGAGCGCTGGCCGTCGTCGCTGGAGGCGTTGAGGAGCTGACGAAATCGTTCGGCGGCCTGATTGGTGTCCTGGGCAGCTTGTCCGCCCTGCGCATCGTGAAAAGAATGTTCGGGGGCGGAGGGACGGCAAAGGCTGGGGGATTATTAGGACGCACCGCTGAGGGGCTGGCGGGGCTTGGCGAAAAGGGGGCTTTAACCGGCGCTCTTGCGCTTGGTGGCGAGGCGACTGCGTCTCTTGCGGGCTTTTCAGCTTTGCCAGCCGCAGCCGGGGCATTTGCCGCTTATCGTGGGTACCAAGAGAACAAAGCCTCCCAAGATGAGATTGACCGGTCTCGTTCCGAAGCATCTAATCACGCAGACGAGCGTCGCAAGTATCTTTACAGCCGGTTAGTGAAGAGTGGGTTTAGCCGCAATGCGGCGTTAGGGGTCGTCGGGGGCATCGACAAGGAAAGCGGCTTCAATCCCCTCGCTCGTGGCGATGTAGGGTCGTTCGGTGCAACGGCCTTCGGTATTGGCCAATGGCACAAGGCTCGGGTGGAAGATATCCTCAAAGGGACAGGGATCGACGTTAGATCTGCGAGCTTCAAGGATCAATCGGACGCGTTAGTTTGGGAGTTGACCAAAGGCGGAGATGCCCTAGCAAAGAAGGCCGGTGACGCCCTAAAAGACCCGTCGATATCTCTCAGCCAGTCAGCTCATGCGTTCAGGAAGCTATACGAGAGGCCCAAGGACGCAGACGGCACAGAAGACGCGTCGAGACTGGCCTTATCCCTCAGGGCGGCGAGTGCCATTCAAGACGGGTATGAAAACCAGGCTCCGAAGGATCTCGCGCCAGCCGTTACGCAGGCCGCTCAGACTTTCAATGTGAAACATGATTACTCGAAGCATTGGGCAGGTGCAGGCATACTGTCCAAATGGCTCAATCCTCGGAACTACGCGATCCCAGGGCAGAAAGACCAGACCTCGGAGGCGATTGCCGCGATCCGGGCCATGCGAGAGCAGGATCCACAAAGCATCCTCCGCAACGACCACGCCCAAGTGGCGTCCTCTGTGTCGGCTGGGGCGGGACCTACGAGCAACGACAATTCGACCACAAACAACACGTCAAGCTCCGTAAATCTTTATGGCCCCATCAATATAGATGGGCGCAACTCAGACGGCGACGGCATGGCGCGGCAGCTACTTGGCGGCCTGCGCAACCAGGTCAACGCGAGAAGCATCACAGGGGTACAATAATGGCTTTCCCAACAGTTCCCCTGCCTGATGTCTGGGATCTGCCTGTCGTGTCTGGCGTCCCTGCCGTTCTGGGGCAGTCGGTAGGAAACGCCGTTTCGGCGGCGGCTTCCGACCTGCTCGGGCAAGCGGTGGCGAACATCCAGATCTCTGCGGCTTTCAAGCATTGGGGCATTTTCGACGGAGCTGATCCCGTCCTCACGGCAGGCCGCGTTGTTGAGCTGGGGCACGGGGCGCAATACCAAGTTCCGACTGGCCCGGCTGAGAAAGGGAACTTCGTCTCTTACAACAAAGTAAAAGCCCCCGGCCTGACAACCGTTGTCATGATCTGCGACGGCAGCGAAAGCGGCCTTGCTTTGCTGGAAGGATTCTCCGGTGGCATCACATCGGGCTTCCAAAAGGTGCTCGGCTCGATCACCGGCGCTGGCCCTCTTCAGGTCCGCAAGTCGTTCTTCACGACACTTGAACAGGTGGCTGGAGACACGAAGCTCTATGATGTCCATATGCCGGAATACACGTACACGAATGTAAACATCGTTGGATATCAGTTCCGGCGTTCTGAAGTCGATGGCCTGACGATGCCGGTTGTCGAGGTGCAGCTCCAGGAAATCCGCAATAGCGCGACCCTTTCCTATCGCGACACCGCGTCCAAATCGCCCGGCGCTTCGCCTGTGGTTGAGTCCGGGCAGGTGCAGATACAGCAGCTTCCCAACGGCGCGCCCGACCTTGCAGGCATCATGGACGGGATAACCGGATAATGGCAGGCGTCGTCCCTTTAGTCGCAACGAAAAACCAGTCTCTGACAGTCTACCTCGGCGGCCAAAGTGTTCGCATTGAGGTGCAGCAGCGCAGGACTGGCGTTTATCTCAACATCTATCTCAACGACGTTCAAAAGGTCGCGGGGGCTCTCGCGCTCACGAACACCTACATCGTCAGAGCTGACTACCTTGGGTTGCCGGGCGATTTCGCATTTATCGACCTGCAAGGTTCCGATGACCCGAATTATACTGGCTTCGGATCTCGGTGGTTTCTCGTCTACTCGGGGGCATAATGTCAGAAACCACAACGGCAACCGCCTCTCGCCTTCCGAGCAGCTTCACGGCAAAGAAGATCGAGATCACGTTCACGACGCTGACGAAGGGCGGCAACCCAACCATTCTCGATCAGGAGACGCTCAAGGGTTTCCGGTGTCAGGTCGATGTGACGAATGCCGGTCTTGCAGTTGGCTCGAGCGCGAATGCCAGGATCTACGGACTGTCGCTTCCCATGATGAACCGCATGTCGCTTATGCCGTCTCCCGTCGCTGCCATCATGAGCCCGCAGGAGAGAACGAACCTAAACCATATCCAGATCTCGGCGGGCGACGATGAACGTGGGATGACGACCATCTACAATGGAACGATCTTCAGCGCCTTTGCTGACTTTTCTTCCGTGCCTGAACCGGCGTTCAACATTACTTCTCACACCGTTATCGTTCCATCGACAAGCCCGATCGCGCCGCATTCCTTCCCTGCAGGAACTGACATTGCCACGATGGCCTCTCAGATCGCCTCTGATGCAGGGTATTCGTTCGCAAACTTCGGGGTGAACGGGAAGCTATTGGCCCGACATATGTCTATGGGACTGTCGGCGATCAGATCAAGCAGCTCTGTGGCGCGCATAGGTTCATTTATGACTTCGAGAACAAGGGTGCGGCGTCCTCAAAGGCCTCGCCTCAACACCTCACGATCTGGTCGAACAATCTCAGTGATATCGCCCTAAGCGCAATTCCCAAGGTGAGCTCGGCGACGGGAATGATTGGATACCCAACGTATAATAACTCAGGGGTTTCGATTACGACGCTCTTCGACCCGCGCCTGAATTTCATGAGCCCGTTCGCAATCGATAGCCAGTTTCTTCCGGCTGCGTGGGTGAACAACCAGGCCGGTCAGATCGCGCCCATGCCAGTCAATGGCACATGGAGAGCCAATATGGTCACGCATTCGCTCGATAGCGAGATTCCCAATGGCCAATGGTTCACCCGGGTTGACGCGATCAGAAACGATTTTGCCGGGTCTTTGAGGTAGCCATGACAGAACAGGTCACACTTCAGGACATTTTCTCGAGGCAGACCGATGCGGGCGCGGTTCATTCCCTCGTCAAATCGGCCATATCCGAGCTGGGAACGTCAGTTCTTGTTCAGGTTCAAGCCGTTCACGGAAACGGCGCGACCATCACCGGCAAGGTTGATGTTCAGCCGATGGTGCACCAGCAGGACGGGCAAGGGAAGCCCCTGCCCCATGGTGTTATCTATGGCGTGCCTTATCTTCGGGTCCAGGGCGGCGCGTCTGCCCTGATTATAGATCCGATCGTGGGCGACATCGGATACATCGTCATTGCGGGTCGCGATATGCAGAACGTTGTTCAGACCCGGCAGCCTGCATCCCCCGCGTCGTTCCGCATGCACTCTATGAGCGATTGCGTCTATGTCGGCGGCTTCCTGAATGATGCACCGACCCAATATGTCATGATGAACGGCGACGGAATGCGGATTGTTTCGCCAAATCCAGTCACGATCAACGCCAAGAGCGTGCAGGTCAATTGTGACGTTGCAGTGCAAGGCAAGATCACAGCAAGCGGCGACGTTGTGGCGGGGAGCATTTCGCTTCAGAACCACACACATTCAGGCGTGCAGACTGGAAGCGGGTCAACCGGGAAACCTCAATAATCACTTTTCCTGTACTTTGTCCAAGACGCGTGTCATAAAACGATAGTCTGGCAATAGTCCGGTCATCCCCAAGGAAAATCGAATATGAAATCGTTGCTGCTTGACCGCACAACGTGGGATCTGGTCGTTGACCGGAAAGGGAATCTTGCGATCTGCACAGAGCCCTATTCCGTCCTGCAGGATGTTTCTTGCGCGATCCGAGTGTTCCTTGGTGAGTGCTATTACGACACGGCCAAGGGAATTCCTTACAAGACGCAGGTTCTTGGTATCCAGCAGTCTGCCGCGATCTTTCAACGTCTGGCTGAAGCCGTCGCGAAGACAGTTCCCCTCGTCAAAGACGCCTCTTGCATCGTTTCCAACGTTGGCGCGGATCGGCGCTTATCCGGCGTCATGCAGGTTGTTCTAACTACGGGCGAAATTCTCGATGTCCAGTTTTAACGGAACAACATCAGTCCCGGCCATAACTTTTTCGGCTACAGGTATCTCCGCTCCCAGTGAGTTTGATATTCTCGACGGCGTCGTATCCGATGTGAACGCGGCTATGGGCGGTAGCGCCAATCCGGCTCTTGAAACACCCCAAGGGCAATTGGCCACATCCGAGACCGCAGCAATCGCAAATTGCTATGACGCTTTGCTTTATGTCGCGAACAGCGTCGATCCCGCCGTTGCTTCCGGGCGTATGCAGGACGCAATCGGCAATATCTATTTCATGGAGCGCAACCCGGCGATTGCTACCACGGTTGTGGCAACAGTAACGGGCGCCTCCGAGCAGGATATACCTGCGGGCACGGTTCTGGCAACGGATGGAACCTATCAATACGAGGTCGTTTCAGACGCGACTCTTCCTGCCGTGTCAGGGGGGCTTTCGACCGGGCCAGTCACGGTGCAAAATACGCAGGCCGGAGCATTCCCTTGCGCGGTCGGCGCTTTGTCTCTGTATCAGTACGTCGCAGGTGTTTCGACAGTAACGAACTTGGTCGATGGCATTGTCGGAGCTGCGGAAGAGGGGCGAATTGCGTTTGAAGAGCGGCGCTCGAATACTGTCGCAGGAAACTCAAACAGTCAGGCGGCTTCCGTTCTGGGCCGCGTTTTGCAGGTTCAGGGCGTCACGGATGCTTATGCCTATGACAACGGGACATCTTCGGCTGTCACCTATAACGGCGTAAGCGTGCCAGCAAACAGCCTGTATGTGAGTGTAGCAGGCGGCGCGGCGGCTGACATCGGCCTTGCCATCATCCAGAAGAAAGCCCCCGGCTGCAACACCGCTGGGGGATCATCTGTTACGGTCAACGACCCGGCATCAGTCTACAATGGAAACGGCCCCTCCTACACCGTGCAATACGACATTGCGGTAGCGGCACCGATCTATGTTTCGGTCTCTCTAAAATCAGGTGTGGACGTACCGTCTACGGCGCTAGATCAGATCCAGCAGGCGATCATCTCACAGTTCGCTTCCGGGGGGACTTCAGGTGCCAGGCCGACCATAGCAAGCACGATTTACGCCAGCCAGTTTTCTTGCCCTGTCATGGCGCTGGTTCTTGGGTTCGTCTTGTCTCGATCAATATCGGCACATCTGCATCGCCATCATCCGCATTCGTGACGATGACGATGGATCAGGTGCCGACGATCTCTGCGGCAAATATCACCCTAACACTGGTATGAAGCATGGATATCTCGGAAACGATCCTTTCGCAGTATCAGAATGCGAATGGGTGGAAGACGATTATCTATTCGTTCGCCGAAGCGGTCGATCCAGATGTGTTCTTCGACGCGTGGTATGAAAAGATCTGGAACCCACGAACGGCGGTCGGGATAGGTCTGGACATTTGGGGAAGGATTGTCGGCGTTGGCCGGGTTCTTCAAGTGGCGTCGGATGGGTTTATCGGGTTCGAAGAGGCTGAAGAAGGCGGGACATCCACGGTCATACGCGGGTTCAACCGGGGCGTTTTCTACAGCGGCCAGCCGACAACTTCGAATGTCGCGCTCACTGACGAAGCTTACCGAAGCCTCATCTTCGCCAAGGCCGCGGCAAATATAACAGACTGCTCCATCACGTCCATCAACAGCATTCTCATGTCGCTCTTTGGCTACGCGGGCCGCTGCTATGTGATCGATACCGGCAAGATGACGATGACCTACAAATTCGAATTCGTCCCTACGCCCGTTGAGCTTTCCATCATTTATCGATCCGGGGTGCTCCCTCAGCCCACCGGCGTAGCGGTCAGTTACGCCTTCAACGAATAAGGGGAAATGAACCAATGAAACAATCAGACTTTTCCCCACAGTTCGCGACATTGTGGGGCGCTCAAGCCGACACAAGTCATATGCAGTCGCCCATACCCTCGACATCGAGTGATAATGGCCGCGCCTCTCTGGCTTTGGGTTTCCCTCCGGCGAACTTCACTGCGCCAGAAGCGGGCGGAACCTTTATGTATGGCCAGGACCTGAACGGGTCTCTGAAGATGCTTTCGACGTCGGCGCAGAATTATGAGTCAGGCGTTATCCCCCCATTCTCGGCGTCCTTTGCGGCTCGATCGGCGGATACCCCGCAGGGGCGGTTGTCGCTGACACAAGTACGGCTGGCGTTTACTGGCGTTCGACGCAAGACAACAACACAACGACGCCGGGGGCAAGCGGAGCCGCGTGGACAAACTTCTTTGGCGGGTATCTGGCCACGTCCGGTCCAGCGCAATCCAGTTCGGCGTATACGGCTTTCACGAACGGTCTTTCTGCCAATAACCTTTCTGCTCCAAATGGGGCTGCTGACATCAAGATCAGTTCGGGCATCCGCATGGCGAGTCAAGTACTCTACTGCAATGCAATCGCGCCTGATGGAGCTTCAGATCTCAAAGTAACAACAGACATACGCATGGGC